ATTGTCTTGAATGTATGCTAATAATCCTTGTTGTAAAAACCATGATTTTAATTGTAAAATAGTAGTGTTTTTAAATTCATTAACATTTTTATCTGTAACCCAAAAATCAAATCCTCCACAATTAGGAGAATAAAACTCTTTTTTAATTTTATCAGATTGCCATTGAGAAATACCAAATTTTTGTCGTAAATTTAAAAAATCTACATACAGCTTATCTATTATATCTAAAGGTAAAAAATCTTGAGATGCTATAATATTTTTTGAAAAAGAATAATATTCCATTATCTTATTAAAGGTATTAAACCAATGGTATTGTTAGGTTGTGTTAAAGGTTTTGTATGACAATCAAAACCAAGAGTTATACGAGGAGTATTAAATTTTTTATCTACAATAACCTTGTGATAAAGATCACCAGGACCTATATAAATATTTCCTACCTCATTAACAATTTCAAAGTTTTCAAATACAGTTCGTGTTTGATGAGGTTCAATAGTTATGTATCCATGAAAATCCCACTCGTGACTATGCCAATGAAGAACTTCATCTTGTTGATGAAAATTAATCCAAGATTGCATCCATATGTATTTAGAATCAGTATAATCTAAAATTACTTTGCGTAATTCTTTAAACAATTCGTAAAATAATTTAGAAGGAGAAGTAATACCAAATGTATTATAAAGATTATATCCCCACGTTAAATCTTTTTCTGGAAAAGCTTGTTTATGAATTTCAGCTGCTAAATGTATTTCTTTAACAAATTCTTTTTTATTATCTATAATTAATTTAGATTTGTGTATCATTAATATTCTTTTCTTTCTTCTTCAAAAACAGGTTCATAGTTAGCAGCAAAAGTAATTCTTAATTTATCTGAAAGATTAGGAGAAACTGAATGAGGAAGAGATCCATTAAAAATTATAATTGTTCCTTCTTCTACATTTAATAATTTATCATCATCATTTTTTAAAGCTCTTCCATAATAATTATGAAATAAAAAATTAGAATTTTCATCTGGAAGATCTACAAAGTAAACAACAGAAAGAGGATGAAGATGATGATTATGCACTTCTGCATACTGAGTTTTATCATACCAATTAATCCAACAATTAGTTACAGTAAATTTAGGTATGTCAAATTTTTCTGTTGAAGCAATAGCATTTAAACAATTATTTCCAATAAAGTCAGTTAAATTTTTTAAAACAGGATATTGAACATGGGACCACCATCCTGTGCGCGAAGCTTTAACATTACATTCTTCTTCAGGAGAAGTAGAATGATGATGTATAGATTTATTTGATTCTACTTTTACAATATTATTTATATGACTTTTCCACGTATTGTGGTCAGGTATTTTAAAGGTCCATACCTTTTCAGTAAATAACAAATGAGTTTCAATATTTATATTCATATAATTTCCTGTAATAATTTTTTTCCTTTACTAATTAAAGCTTTAGTATTTTTAATATATCCTGATACTCTAGAATTTCCTTCACTCAAATTTAAAAGTTGAGAAGATGGCTTTTTATTTTCTTCTAAAATAATATTTTCATTAATTTTAGATGTATGAAAAATTAATTCTCCTATAATTTCATTTCTTTTTATCTGAACAGGTTGTGTGTAACTTTGTATTTCAAAGGCTACATTGAGAGGACGAACCCAAGATGATATATCAAACTTACCATTAATAAATTTTAAATTATGTTTAAAATTGTTAGAACATCCTGTTTCTAAAAAACAAGTTTTTTTTGTGTAGAAAACTACATTTAAAGGAAGTTGAAAAACAGGTTTGTGACGAACTACTGCATCACTAAATGTTACTTGTATTAATCCATCTTTAAATAAATTTGAAGTGTATACATCTTGAAAAGTAATCCTATATTCGTTTTGTCCTTCAATAGGATCAAGAGTAAAATTTAAATCAAAAGGACATCTTATAGTAAATCTATTTAAATTTGCCCACTTATGTGCATAACAACGGTGATACCCCGTGTCCTCATTAGGTATTGTCTTTTCAAAAGATAAACGCAATGAATCTGGAATATTATTGTTTGAATAAAAATATTTAATTTTCATTTAATAAAAGCCCATGTATCATTTGCTATACTTAATTTTTTATTGAATTTAATTAATTTTAAAAAATCAAACAAAGCTTTTTGAATAATTTTATTATTAAAATCGTGACCACAAAAGAGTCCATTAATTTTTAATTTAGGAAACCATAAAGTAAAATCCTGTACAGCATTTTCATAAGTAGGAAATGCATCTAAAAAAATAAAATCAAAGTATTCATTAGAAAATTCTTCTGCTGCAATATGAGATTCTTTTTCAATTATTTTTATTTTTTCTTTTCCCTTACTGTGTTTTAAATAATGATATAACATAGTTTTACTAAGGTCTTGACTTTTTTGATCATAATATATTTTTTCTTTTCCGTAAGTAATGTGATCTTCAAATGGAATATAAGAATCAATACCATAATACATTTTTACTAATTCACATTTTTCTAAAACTTCAAACATTGATATACCTTGACCCACACCAATTTCAGCACCAATTAATTTATGTTTAAAATGCAAATTAATAAAATGAATTAATGGAGATATTGAAGTATTATTATAAGTGTAAAACTCTGTCATTGTGTGGCCCATTTAATTTTTTCGTGATCTCTTAAATAATTATGAGTAATAGAAAGACACGAAGTTATGTTACAAGCTGCATGTTCTATGTTTCCTGGAGTAAAAATAATTTCTTTTTCTTTTTGAGTACAATAGTAAGTTTTATTATTAAACCAAAACCACCACATTTTTTTACCTGATATAACAACATTCCATGCAGATGACTCTGTAGTATCCGTATGTATTTTAGAAGAAGAAGAAGGAGGACCCCAATATAACCATTTCCATTCATCAGGTTGAAAAGAAGCATCAGCAAAGTAAGAAGGAATAGAATAAGAATTATGCAAAACACTATCAGCAATTAAATAATCTCTTATATAAAAAACATCTTCTTTGTCAGGTAAAAGATAATTACAATCTCTTTTTAAATACTGATAAAAATTTCCTATGTTTAATTTTTTAGCTATGTAGTAATCAGGCATTTTAAAAATAGGCCAATCTAAAGAATAATTTTTTATTAAACAGGGAATATTTTTTTCCTCGTAGTTCTTCACAAAAAAATGATAAGTCGGATTATCTAAGGTATCTATGTTCATAATTAAACCTTTCATAATCTTCTTTATAATATTCTTTAACTAAATTTTTTACTTCTATAGAAAGTAAAGGAAGAGGCTTACTATCATAATCTTCTTTAGGATAATCCCCTATCTTTCCTTCTAACTTAACATTTCCATATGAAGGAAGAGCCAGCCACTCTACAAATACTCTTTCAAACTTATCTTCTAATTTCCACCATACTGTTTTTTTATCAATAAAATAATGTTGTGGAGTAAACCAATTCATTCCTTTGGTCTGTTTTTTTAAATCTTCAATAGCATTTTTAAAGTCTTCTTTAGTTTTTATTTTACTAAAATCATAATCTACAATGCGACACATAGAAGTAAATCTATCTAAAGGATTTCGTACCACTGCAAATTTAAAAGCGTCTTTTACTCCTGGAAGAAGATTGTAATCAGGATAACAAAGATGTCCTACAGGATTATCATTAATTAAATAATTCCAGTCATAGTGCTCAATACTAAAATTGTTCTGCACAAACCATTCAGATAAAGCACGGCCAGCTGTTCTGGGTATATGAATAAAAAAAACTTTTTTATTATTAGGGCTAGTTAATAAAGGCATATTTATGATTAAGTAAAGTAGGTTTCATAAAGAAAAATTTATCTTTATTTTTTAATCTGGTTATAATTTCTATTAATATTCTGTAAGCACACAAAGAAAATTCACTGGTAGCATAAGAAGGAGATTCACAAATAAATAAATAATCAAATAAATTAAAAGTAATATCATCAAATGTTTTAGTAATAGTTATCCAATCCTCACATCTAACTCCAGCATTAGGATCTGATGTGTAGTTAGATAACCAATATGCATTATCAATAAAGTTAGGTTTCATTAAATAATATCCAAGCCAATTACTTGATGCTAATCCTTTTTCAATAGGAAAGTCTGGATAAGTTAAATCATGGTGATGATCAATAGAAACTATATCTATAGTTTTTTTATTTTTTAATAAAGGTTCTAAAATATAATATATGTCTACATGTTTTTGAGAAATAACAATATTAGTTTCTTTTATTTTATCTATGTATTTTAATACAAAATGAATAAGATCTATTAAAGATCTAGAATCTTTTACAAAATCACAATCAATAGATAAAATATTTTTATTTATTTCTGTCACCAAAAAATCCTATAGAAGCAATAATGCGAGGAGAACAAGCAATAGCTTTGTGTCTAATTCCGCCTGGGATAACTAAAAGATCTCCAACGTTTATAGTGTAATCCGTTTTGTGTTTAAAGTCTTTATAAATTGTTTTTCCATACAAACCTAAAAGAAAAACTACTTCTTCATCTGCATGAGGAGGACCTGCACAAGAAGAAAAAGAAAAAAATAAATCTACTCCGCTACGTGAATCATCTGTAAAATTAAATAATTTTTTTAAAAAATCATAATATAAAAATAAATCATAATCCACATTATGAATATGTTTTATGCCCCATACGGTTTCAAAAGAATTTCCTCTAGAATAAATTTGTACCCCGTTTTGATCTCCTACATATTCTTCCGCAATAATAGAAAGATAATTAAAATCATATGTTTTATTAGGTTTAGTAAAACCTTCAACAAACGTTACTTTATTATCATGTATACTCGTAATTTGTTTTTTATTGAGTAGCATAATCTACCGTCTTTCATTCTTTTTTCTAGTTAATTAAGATTTATTACCACAGAATTGTTGTCAATTAAAGAATTATCCTATAAAAGTAAGATTTAATGACAGAAATTAAGAAAATTTACGTGGCTACACCTGCTTATGGTGGCATGTGTCACATGGGGTATTTGCATTCTATTTTAAAACTGCAGATGATGTGTTTTGATAAAAAAATAGCTATGTCTTATAGCAGCGTTACTAATGAATCTTTAATTACCAGGGCTCGAAATACCTGTGTTTCTGAGTTTTTAAATGCAGAAGATAAGCCTAGTCATTTAATGTTTATTGATTCCGACATTCAATTTGATCCTATGAGTATTAAACGAATGATGGAATATGATAAAGATGTGGTAACTGGGGTTTATTCTAAAAAAGATATTAATTGGGATTATGTTTATAGATTGACTAATGAGCACCGACAAAAGAAAATAAAGGATAATGACCTCTTATTTTCTTCATCTTTAGAATATAACTTAAATTTTAAAAATCCTCTAAATGTTAAGATAGATAAAGGTTTTGTAGAGGTTTTAGACGGAGCTACAGGATTTATGCTTATTAAAAGAGGTGTCTTTGATAGGATGAAAAAAGCATATCCAGAGTTGCAATACAAGACAGATCAACTTATAAATGGTAAGAAATATAAGTCAGAAAACACTTGGGCGTTTTTTGATACAATGATTGATCCGGAGGACAAACGTTATTTATCGGAGGACTATGCTTTTTGTAGACTTTGGCAGAAGATTGGTGGTAAAATATACGCTGATATTTCTAGCCCTCTCACTCACTGGGGTACGTTTTCTTTTAAAGGACATGTAGGGACTAGATTTAAGAGCAAAGAGGAATATAATGCCATTAACAAAAGTACAATTTCGACCGGGAATAAATAAGCAAGATACAGATTATGGCGCTGAAGGTGGTTGGACAGATGCAGATTTTATTCGTTTTAGATATGGTTTACCTGAAAAATTAGGTGGTTGGAAAGAAGCTACAACAAGCACTATTATAGGAGTAGCTAGAGATCAATTTTCTTGGTACACATTAAATCAACTTAGATACACGGCTCTCGGAACAAATAAAAAATTATATCTTTTAGCAGAACAAACTATTCATGACATTACGCCTATTCGTCAAACAAACTCAGCTGTAGGTAGTTGTTTTACTACAACTTCTTCTAGTGCAGATGTAACCTGTACGGTTACAACTCATGGCGCGGAAGCTGGAGATTTTGTAACTATTTCTAATGTTTCTTCTATCCCTGGAACAAGTAGTTTATCTGCTTCAGATTTTCAGGGAGAGTTTGAAATTCAATCAATTACGGATACTAATAATTTTGTTATTACTTTAGCTTCTACAGAAACAGGAACTGCCTTTAGCACAACTGGCACAGGAACATTTAATTTTCAAATAAATACAGGAAATGCTGTAAGTTCTTTAGGTTATGGATGGGGTACAGCAACCTGGGGAGAAGATCAATGGGGAAATGCTAGATCTACTTCGACTACGGTTATCCAAGGAGCTAATTGGTCTTTAGACAACTGGGGAGAAGATTTAATTGCTACTTTTCATGATGGAGCGACTTATCAATGGGATGCTTCAGGAGGCACTTCTACTCGCGCAACGCGAATCAGTAGCTCTCCTTATCTTTCTCGTTTTTCTATGGTATCTGTTCCAGATAGACATCTTATTTGTTTTGGTACTCAAACAACAATAGCTACTACAGGTAATCAAGATGATTTATATTTAAGATGGGCAGACCAAGAAAGTTTAACTGATTGGACACCAACGGCTACAAATACTTCTGGTAGTTTAAGAATTGGAGATGGAAGTAAAATTATGGGCGGAGTTAAAAGTAGAGGAGCTATGTTAATTTGGACAGATAGTTCTGTTCATGGACTTCAATTTATAGGACCTCCTTATACTTTTGGTTTGCAGCAACTAGGTGCTAACTGTGGATTAGTAGCTCAACATGCTTGCGTAGATGTAAGAGGTGTTACCTTTTGGATGAGTCAAAATGGATTCTTTATTTATGATGGTGCAGTTAAACAGCTTCAATGTACAGTTCAAGATTATGTATTTAGTACACTAGACCCTTCAGGACAAAATGATATTTATTGTGGAGTTAATACAGATTTTCATGAAGTAACTTGGTTTTATCCAGATACAAGCGCTTACAATAATTTAATTAATAAATTTGTAACCTATAATTATGTAGATCGAGTGTGGTCTGTAGGAACAATGGATAGAACAACTTGGGTAGATAGAGGAGTATATGCTTATCCGTATGCTACCCAATATCTTCCTAATTCTACAACCAATGTTACTCCAACTATTACAGGACCTCTGTCTAACGGTGTATCAGCTCTTTTCTCTCAAGAAAATGGATATAATGGAAATGGATCAGCTATTACTTCTTATATTACTTCAGGAGATTTTGATATTAGTGATCAAGAAGCAGGGCTTGTAATGTCAGTTCGTAAATTTATTCCAGACTTTAAAAATCAAACAGGTAATGTTAATGTTATTATGCAATTTAGAGATTATCCGCAAGGGGCGGCTTCTAGTGCGAGTTCTAATTCAGTTGTAGAAACTACTACTACTAAAATAGATCTTCGTGGACGAGGACGTACGGCTAACGTTAAATTCTCTAGTGATACAACTGATACTAATTGGCGATTTGGCACATTCCGATTAGATCTACAACCAGATGGAAGAAGATAATGGCTAGAATTAACATAACAAGATTTCCCAACGCTACCCCTGAATATGATCCTCAACAATTTGATGCTATGGTTCGTTTATTAGAACAAATTGTAAAAATTTTAAATACTACTTATCAATATGATATTAGTGCTGAAGCAGAAGCTCAGTCTTGGTTTTTGGAGCATTAAATGGCTAATTCTTATGTAAACACAGGAGTAGATCTAACAACAGCAGATTCTACTACTATTTATACCTGTCCTACTGATACGACAGCTATTATTAAATCTCTTCATTTATGTAATGATCAAGCTTCGGATGCTACTGTTGATATTTCTTGGACAGACTCTAGTAATGGTGATGCTGTTATTAAATGGTCAAGTGACCTTACAGTAAGTGCTAATTCTCAAATTGAAGCTTTAGCTCCTAACACAGCCCAAATATATGGGCAATCTACTTTAGTTTTAGAAGAAAATGATGTATTAACTATACAAGCTAATGCATCTAATCGTGTTCATGTAACGGCAGCTGTATTACAGGTAGATAACTTTAAACGCTTTAGAGAGGCTGGTACTACTGCATAAAGACTTGAAATAGGAGTAAAAATATGGCAATTAAAGAAGAACCTAAAATCATTGGATATAGGGAGATTAATGGAAAACAAATCCCTATTATCAAATGCGCTACGGAAACGACAATATATCATACGGACACAGGACAAGAGTATGATAGTGAAGAAGCTGCGCAAGCAGACGTAGACGATCCTGCAACTTCGACAACTGCATCTCACATTAAAAGGGACGTGAAGATTACAGTTGCAAAACTCCACATGGAAGGAGCAACAAAAACTTAACATGGATCGTACATGCAACAAACAGGAATAGAAACAATACAACAAGTCGCTACTTCTTTAGGAGGGCTAGGGCGATACGGAGATACTTATATAGTTCACGCTGCTGAAGGAGAAACAGTTGTTCCTTTAGAAGTCTTGGACCACGACCCTTTACTTAAAGAAAGATTATTTGACTCTATGCGTGCTATGGGCATTCAGCCTGAGCGCTATATTGTGGGCAATGAATTAAATTCAAAAAATCCAGTTACTGGGCAACCAGAATTTTTCTTTAAGCAAATTAAAAAAATTTTTAAAAGTCCTTTGGCTCAAGTAGCTGCAGGAATGTTTTTACCTGGTCCTTGGGGCATGCTAGCCGCTCCTGCTATGGAAGCAATAGCTGGTGGTGGAGGTAAAGATATTATGCATGCTTTTGCAAGAGGAGCAGGAGGAAAATATGGTGGAGATTATTTTAGAGGAGAAGGAATATTTGAAAACGTACAAAAACCTGAATGGTTAACTAAACTTTCGAAAAAAATATATAGTAAAGGTGGAACTTTTGACCAAGAAGGTTTAGCTAAAGCTCTTAGAGATGGAAGTGAAACTGCTAAAAAACTTGGCCTTAAAGAAGACAGCGAAGCATATAGTCAATTTATGACAGGTATTTATGATCAATTTATGAAAACTGGAATAGATAAAGGAGGAATTCTAAATCAACTAGGATCACGAATTATGGAAGATCCTCTTCAAGCTTTATTTACTGGTGGAATGGCTTGGGGACAATATGATGAGGCTAAAAGATTTAATGAGGCTTTACAACGACAAGCAGAATCAGGTGGTGAATATGATTACACAGTGACAGATGATGTTGTTGAAAATATTTTTTCTGATGCACCTCTTGTTACTGCTGCAAAAGGTGGAGGAATTTCAAAAGTTTTCCCTCATAAAGATGGAGGTATTAGTGGACCTGGCACAGGAACAAGTGATGACATTCCAGCTATGCTAAGTGATGGAGAATTTGTTATGACAGCTAATGCTGTTAAAGGAGCTGGAGGCGGGAGCCGTTCAGCTGGTACAAAGAAAATGTATGATATGATGAAACAATTTGAAGGAAGAGCTTAATGGTTGATTACGTTCAAACACAACGGTATCCCCCTTATCAAGAAGAAAGGATGCAACAGCTTTACAATACTTTATTTGGTATTGGTAAGCCTGGAGATGCAAATTATGCTCAAGGTTTATTGGACATACAACGACCTGTTCCTAAACAAGAAGTAGCCGCTCAAACAGCTGATCAATTAGCAGCAATGCAAATGTTAAGAAGTGATATTGCTGCCGGTATACCTATGGCTCAAATGCAAGCGGCACAAGCAACGGGGGCCGCTGGTCTTAGTGCAGCGCAAGCAGGTCAAGCAGCTTTACAACAAGGACTTGGACAATTTGCTCCTACAGCTGCAGCCATACAACAATTTGAAGATCCTTATAGTGCTCGTGTTACTCAAGAAGCTTTAAAAGAAATTGATAGACAAGGAGCATTATCAACTCAAGCTTTATCAGCGCAAGCCCGACAAGCCA